ATCCAATGAACGCTGCGCGTGAGATGTTACTTCCATTTACAGGTCCGGGTCTATGACCAACGAAATAACCGCATCTAAAGCGGAACTTGCTCTGGACTTGCAGAATGCAGGTCTTGAAGTTTTGGACTATGTTCCAGAACGTATTGTTCCGCCAATTGTGATTATTTCTAGTGGTTCACCTTACTTGGTCACTGAAACTGTTGGCAACGAATACCGTCTTGGGTTGAACCTGACATTGATTGCAGGTACTGCAACTAATGAACAGGTGACAGAAGATTTAGATGATCTAATTGCAAAAGTTGTTTCGGCTTTGGCAGATTTAGGTTATGTAATTCTTAAACAAGTCAACCCACCTTACCGACTTCAAGCTGGTTCTGCCGAATACTATTCTGCGGACATCAACTTGGATTTATCTATCACTCTTTAAGGAGAAAACGATGGCAACATCAACACGCATTAAAGCCACGAACATCGTGTTCAAGATTGGTACTACCGATTACAGCTGTGACGCTAACTTGGTTGAACTAACTTTGGGCGATGCTCCAGGTGATGTGAGAACTTTCTGTGAAGTAAGAACTGGTGGTGAGTGGAAGTTACAGCTTGATGGTGTTACATCAGGTGATGCTGCATCTCTATACCGTGTTCTTTGGGCAAACTTTGGCACTGACGTGGCATTCGTTATTGCTCCACAGGGTAACGCATCTGCATCAACATCTGCACCACACTACACAGGTACCGTGCGCTTTGACGAACTTCCACCTTTGAGCCTAAACTCTGGGGATGTAGTCAAGTTCTCTGTTTCATTGACAGTGCTGAACGCTGTTCACACTCCAACTGCAACACCACCTGTTTACTACGGTGTAACTGTCAAGACCGCTTAGTCTGTTCTGTCGTGGAGGCGGGAATTGAGGCTCCTAACCTTGGATTAGCCATAAAGGCTATGAAAGAGTTAGGTGCAGATAATAAGACAATCAGCAACGCAGGTTACGAGTCTGCACTGATCCTTATCAAAGCTGCATTACCCTTGGTTCCCGTCAAAACGGAAAAACTGAAAGGCAACATCAAGGCAGGTCGCGTTCTGCATGGTGCTAAGGTCTTTGTGCCTGGTCAAGTGGTTCCCTATGCTAACCCTATTCACTGGGGATGGGCAGTTGTGTCTTACAACCATAAGGGAAGCCTTAAGCCTGGTACTTATCGCGGTATCAAACCACAACCGTTTTTCAATGAAGCTCTTGGTTATACCAGAGAAGAAATTGTCGATAACTACAATAAACTCATGTTGCAGGCAATAAATTCCCTTGAAGACAAAGTAAATAGAAAGAAGTAGAAATGGCTAATCAATTTGATTTTGAAAGTTTAACTTTGAACGAAGTTGAACAGATTGAACTTATTACAGGTTCTAGCATTGACCAGATTTTGGATGCTGGACAACCTAAAGGTAAGACAATGAAAGCAATTATCTTCATAATGAAGAAAAGACTAGATCCAAGTTTCACACTTGAACAGGCTGGCGAGATTTCAATGACCGAAGCTAATGACTTGTTCGTGAGTGAAACTGACCCAAAAGAGTAATCGCAGATAAGTCTGCAGAACGGTTAGCATTCATGGTTGTCCACGCGGGTTTATCCCTAAGTGAAGCAAAGTCCATGACCTTGCGCGAATACCAAGCTGTAAACGATGCACTAAGAGAAAAGATGAACGATGGCAACTAACCTGATCTATAACTTTATAGGTGTCAATAAGTTCTCTAAAACTACGACTGCAATCAATAGGGACCTGAAAACTATGGGTCGAAATGTTGACAAAGTTGGTAAATCTCTACGAAGTGCTTTCGCATTAGCTGGTGTTGGTCTTAGCGTTAGTTCGCTAACTAACTTTCTAAAAGATAGTTCTAAAGCTGCTGCATTAGATGCTAAATCCCAGCAACAATTGGCTCTGGCTTTGAAGAACAGTTTAGGTGCGACTAAGCAAGCCATTTCTGGTGCAGAAGACTTTATTCAAAAACTATCTAACCAGGTAGGCATTGTTGACGATGAACTTAGACCGGCTTTAGCGACTGCAGTTAGAGCAACTGGATCACTTGCTAAAGGTCAAAAACTTCTAAGTATTGCTCTCGATGTTTCAGCTGGAACAGGTAAAGATTTAGGCACTGTCACGAACGCTATGGCTAAGGCTAATAACGGTAATCTTGGTGCTTTGAAAAAACTGTTGCCTAGTATCAAGGCTGGAACTGACTGGATGGGTCAACTGAAAACCCAGTTCAATGGTGCGGCACTTGCAGCAGCTCAAACCGACCCTTATCAACGTTTATCCGTAATCATGGATAACTTGAAAGAAACTGTTGGCTATGCTCTGTTACCTTACATGCAAGAACTGGCTGACTATTTGGCTAGCCCTAAAGGTCAGGTTGAACTAAAGAAACTGGTTGATGGTTTCGTAAAATTGGCTAAAACATTAGGTCAAATCATTACGTTCCTAAGTCACAACATTCAACTAATAATCAACTTGGCTAAATTATCTGTGGAAATACGTGTTGCCTGGATGCTCAATGTTGGTGCCATGAAGTTATTTACCTTATGGACTAATAGGGCCAAAGGTTCAATGCTTGGTTTAGGGTTGGCTATCAAGCGAACTGGTATTGGTTTACTTGTTTTAAGTGTTACAGAACTAGCAGTCGGTTTCCAAGAAGCTCAAGCATCTGGCGAAAAATTTACAAGTTGGTTGACTAGGACACTTAATGATCCTGGTATTCAATTGTTCAACTTTACTGACTGGATTTTCGGGAATACTAATGAAACTGAAATGGCTTTGAAAGGTGCTAAAGCAGATCAGGACCGTTGGATAAAACTAGGTGAAAAGTTCGGTAAGGACATTGTCACTAAGGTTGGTGGAGCAGTTGGCACAGCTACGCAGAAACTAAAATCTATTGGTGCAGATTTCACACAGTCAATCGGTGTCGCTACTGGTCTATTCGGTCAGGATGAGAACTCTGTTTTTAACGTTGATTTTCTAATCAATAAAGCCAAGCGTATGGTTGATGCATCTAAGGGTTTTGCCGATAACTTGCGTAAACTTCGTAAAGCTGGTGCAGGTCAGGATGTTCAAAATGAACTTATTGCTATGGGTCCAGCTGCGGGTAACATCGCCGCCAAGGGTCTATTGAGTTCTGGCAAGTTGAGTGAGTATCTTGGTCTTCGTGGCAGTCTTATGGCAACAGGTAATGCTGTTTCTGCGGTCGCCAATAACACTGGACAGGCTAGTTACACCATCAATCTCAATAAGAGCAACGTTTCAGCACAGGACATTATCAACGCTATTACTGCTTATGAAAAGAAAACTGGCAGAAAGTATTTCGCTAGATAATGGCTAATGACGTTTTCGACATTAAACAGCACTTTAGGGTGCAGTTTTCCCCTACTTCGGGAACTTGGACAAACATTGTCACTGATACTTATGAAGTTTCGATAGATCGTGGTATCACGGTAGAGCAGGGTGTTTTTGCTAGACCTGATGTTGGAACAGCCGAAATAAGACTTATGAAGACAAGCTTGGCTGACATGCTTAATGGTCCCGCCTATAAGTCAAACATGCCAATTCGCATTCAATACCAGCCATTTCCAGATAGTGACCCTACACGCTGGGAAAGTGTGTTTTACGGGCTTATTCAAAATGTTGCAATGTCTTACCAGGTTGATACCCAAAAACTTGCCGTAACGATTACTGCTAATGATTTTATGAAAGTGTTTTTGAACTTAAACGTAAGTTCTTTCAGCATTACTGGTAGTTCCACTGTTCGTAGTTTCAGGAATGTCATTGCTTCATTGGCAACAGCGGTAAATGCTTTAGATAGTCGCGTGACCCTAACTCAATCAGGATCTACTGGTTCTTCTACAACTCAATGGGCTTACACATGGACAGATACTTCGGCTGGTGAAATTGCAACCCAATTGCTAGATGGTGAACTTGGCTGGATGTACTGCAACAAGAATGATAGCCAGTTGTATTACATGACTAGAAATGACGTCAACGCTTACCAGTCACTTACCTGGAATACATCCAATGACACTGTGTCAAATGTTCACACATCTGCAACCAGTCACATTTGCATGGACAACATTGACTTTCAATACAACAGCGATGAACTTGTAAATTCTGTGGTAGTTACTGAAATGGCAACATCGACAACTCAAACTCAAACTAATTCAACTTCAGTAGCCACCTATGGAAAGCAAGTTGGAAAGTATCAAGTTACCTTTGACAATGGTGGTATTTCAAACCTTGCTAACTGGGCTAGTGCAGTAGCTACCGCCGCGAACCCGCGTTCAATTAAATCTGTATCTGTCCCAGCTATGCGCAGAGATGGAACTACTAGCCGAATATTATTTCAAGATCCAGGTTCCCCATTACAGCTTGAGTTCGCATCTACGGGTCTAACTACCCTGCAAGAAATTCACTTGATTACCAGATTGACCCATAATATTACTGCTGAACATTGGGAAGTAACCGTAGGATTGTGGCGTGGTATCTAATGAGTAAAGATGTATGGTTGTGGCTGGTTTCAGGTGTTCTTGGTGGCACTAGCATTTCAGCGTTTTTGAAGTATTTGTCCACTAGACGCTTTCAGTCAATTAGCCTGGAAGAAAGACTTAGAGCTGAGATGTTCGAGCAGATTGACGGGTTGAAACATGAACTCGCCACACTAAAGGCAGAACTTGACCATTGGCAAGAAAAA